TGGGAACATTTCGAATATATCTTTTAACCATGATTCTAAATTCCTAATCATCCCTCCTAATTTATCTTCATTATAAAATGAAATAAACATTTCAGGGTTAAAATCGGGTAAATCCTCTGTTATTAAACCATCAATATGTTCTTTACCTCTATCATCGATCATTGGTACGCTTAAATCCATTACTTTATAATTAGTTTCAATACGAGATCGTTCCTGAACTATGCGTGAATATACGACATGCTCTTTAAATTTCCTAGCAGAGATGTCGAAAATGTCCTCTAAAGTTAATTCATGGGTTTTTAGTTCTGGGAATCTTTTGAATATCCCCTTTGCACCTAACCCTTTAATCCCTTGAATATTATCTGAATTATCGCCTAATAGTGTTTTGTGTAAAATGAAATTATGTGGTAATAAACCAAATTTCTCTTCTACTACTTTTGGAGTATAATACTCTTTCTCCATTGGTCTATACACAATAATTTTATCAGTTACTAGTTGTAAGAAATCCTTATCACTAGATACAATAAAACAAGTTGAATCATGTTTTTCTACTAATTTTTCAGCTAATACTGCTATAATATCATCTGCTTCAACTTTATCAAGAATAGTGGTTTTAACAGGTAATAATTTTAAATACTGGATAATACGAACAATTTGATCAATTTTAGAATCATGTTCTTCTTCAATATTATCAAATGCCTCCCAATTAGTAATTCTAGACAAATTCCTTGTTCCTTTGTACTCGGAGAGCAGGTTCTTACGATTTACTGTGGAACCTGCTCCGTCGAATACTACATAAACAGAAGTTGGATTTGTTTGTCTAATCATGGCGCCTAAAGAGCGGAAAAAACCACCTAACCCTCCAATATGAACCCCATCGGGGTTAACCATATTCATCATGGCAAAATTTCTAAAAAATAGATTTAAACCATCTAATATTAGTACTCTATCGTGCCTATTTTGAGTAGGTGCGTCCTGGTCTTCTTGGATACCATCCAAGAGACTAAATAACTCTTTTTGCTTCATGATTTTTGTTTATAAGTCTTGTGTGTCGAACAAAACAGGTGTTACATCTTCTTGGTCTTCTACAATCTCGAATTTTCCTCCTCCTAAGATCTTAGCCCATTCTTCAGAATGTTCTTTCTTATAGGCATTCTTATCCTTATCAGTATCTTCAATAAAACCGTGGGTTGTCATAACAATTTTACCTCTTGACTGAATACCATTAACGTGATTTTTATCAATTTGTAAATTAGTACGTTTACCCCATTCTACTTGCTTACCACCTTTAATTGCCTTAATTTTAGATGTACCAGCATTTGAAACATTACCAAACGTAGCTACAAATGTTGCATCATACCACATAGCCATCCCACCTTTGTTCATCATCTTTGGTTGACCCATAGGTGATTCAGCTTTAGCAGTCCAAACTTTGTTAATAGCAATTAATGTGTTAGTGTAGGGTGCTGATTCTTTACGAGACATTACAATACTTTGGTTAACTGTATTACCAAATTGTGTTGACATTGCACCCGCATTCCATTCATTGTTATTCTTCAGTTTTTCAACTGACATAGCACAAGGAATTGATCCAATTGAATCCCAGAAAAATGCTAAATCATAGGGTAAGTTACCTTTTTTCTGCTCATTCTGTAAATCCATAATAAAGGCAGCTACATCTTCAATAGTGTGTAATGTTTCTCTATCAACATAAATAAAATTACCATCATAATCTGTAACCTCACCATCTTCATCCTTAATTAGATTAACTTGTAAGCCCATTTGAGCTGCATGTTCCCAATTCCATTTCATCTCTGTAATGATAAAAACAGGTAATATTCCCATTTTTTGAGCTTGGACTGCGGCTTCTAATAATGCTGTAGTTTTACCTGTATCAGAGTGACCTCTAAGTAATGTAATGTGTCCCATTGGTATACCAGGTACCCCAGCAATTTCTTGAAAAGCAGGTGATAAGGGTATCCATTTTTGTTCTTTAAATTTGACATTTTTATCTAAACCTTTAGATGATTTAAATTTATTTAAGTCAAATTTACTCTTAATCTCGGCAGACACTGCTGCCGAGAGAGATTTGGATATTTTTTTCGCCATATTTAGAAAGGTAGATCATCAGTTTTGTTATCACTTCCAAACATTGAATCAAAAGCATCTGCTTTATTTTTCTTTACTCCTTCAGAATTAGTATCTAAACTAAAATTTGATGTAGAAGGGGCTGCTGCCTTTTCAGTTGGAAATGCATTTTCACTTACATTATCTGATTCTGTTTCTTCTGGTGATAACCACTTTTCTAATGCTACTTTCATTTCATCAAATGAATATTTTTTAAACAATCCTTCTTTTGGGTTAGGTTGTTCACTTGTCCAAGATTCTACTTGAGACGGATCTTCACTTAATGGTGAAGTCTTTAATCTAACACGTACTGATGATTTATTATACGGAGTACCAGTTGATTCTGGTCCTACTGTTTCGATTGTAAGATCTCTACCACCTACAATATCTGTGTAATCCCCAATTTCATCATCAACCGCTAGTGCTAATAATTCTTCATATACTTGCTTACCAAATTGCCATAATCTAACACCTTTATCTTCTTCCCCACGTACTACTACAGGAACGAAAATACGGTTTTTAGCATCTAATTTTTTAGCTAGTAAATAATTTTCCTTGTTATACTCTTCACGTAGTTTCCCAGCGAATAGTGCAATTGGGTCTTTCTCACCAAAATTTGTTGGTGAAATCATTACCTTATTGGTAATACCATAATAGAACTTTAACTCAGTAAACGGGTTAGAAGGATCATACGCTGATGGTACAATTCTAATTTGTTGTTTACCAACTGTTGGTCTCCAAAAAATGGTTGTGTAATCGGTCTTTTGACCACCCTGTGGTTTTGATTGGAGGGTATCCAATTTCTGTTTTAGTGCATTTAAATCCATAATGTAACTTATTTTTAATTATAACTGTTTATATGTAACTGAATATACGAACTATATTTTGGGGAGCCAAATTATAGGTCAATTATTTTGTAAATTTTTGTATTTAATTGTTTTAACTCGTTATGTTGAGTAAGAAGAATGCAATTTCTGTAATGTTGCCAATCTACCTTAAATTTGGTATCTACTACCCCTCCATTTAATTGTTTAATGAGGCCATTAAGTGCATTAATAGTATATAAGGTGTTAGATTCCTTTTTACGATGTACTAAAATTGTTTGTTCTGGGATTGAATCCACATTTCCTTGGTCTACATTATAAGTTACAACATATTCATCTTTGCCCACTATTTCAAGGACAAACATTTTATTATATATAATGGTGTATTTACTTGTAATTTCTTCCAATAAAGAATCTAAATTCTCTAAATTAGTAAATGTACAAAACAGTTTATTATTCAAATCTCCTAAATTTTGTAATGATGTTATTACATCATAGTTCGTATTATACGTATTAGGATTATTCTGTAAAATTGTAGTCATAACCTTCTATTTCTTTAATGTTTAATTTATATTTTTTAAATACTTCTCTTAATTCATTTAAAACCTCTACTTCTGTATCATCTATATCAAATAAAAATGAATCATATGTATAAAGTACTAACTTTGTTTTGCAACCACGTAGTATAACACACATATCCCATAATATACAAACGTTCATTGACGTCTCCAAATTTTGTAGTATATAATTAAACAACTTTTGTGGGTTCATGTTATCTAATTTTTCCTTTTCGTATATGTACCCAGAAATCTTACATTCTATAAACCCGTCGCTCTCAAATTTACGCCACGTTTCTCCTACGTATTTTTCGATTCCTTGAAAGAATTCCAAGTGTCTATAATTCTCGAAAACACCTCCATAGAGCTGTTTGAAGGTAAGTTCTTTTGATTTTTTATAATCCACATTATATAAGGTAGCAAAATGAGCGTGGATATCAATATTGGCAAAATCATAACCAATGAGACTAGCAGCCAAGCTAGGATGGTAAGCGCTAATATCAATTTCCACAAACTTATTATTACGTGGTATAAAACTTTTCCTACATCCGTTTTCTTTATTAAGTGCTGCATAATTTACATTTTTAAATTTATTTGATGGTCTTGTTGTTGTTGTTTTTAAGTTGAACTGAGTGTGGACGTATTCACCGTCAACGGCGTGGAAGTATTCACTGAAGGTTTCATT